ATAAGTTAGTTCTGCCTGTGCAGCACCAGCGGCAGGAACTACTGCTCCGGGAAACGGCATTGTAACCGCGAATAGATTCGGTCTAGCACCGTCGAATTGGAGTTGTGCCCTGAATTCTTGTACGTTAAATACCATTAACTTTCTCCTTTGGAGTATTTATACCGGTTTTTAGAACTTACCTGTGATTTCATTAAAGTCCACGCCAGTACGTACCGCCACGAAGTTCAACTGAATGAAGTTAATTGAACGTGCAGGCTTGATGTAAATGTCGCCAACGAACTGGTTAGCGTCGATAACTGCTGGTGTGTTATTCGTGGTATCGCAAACAACACGGAAGTCCGTGATGCCGCGACGGCCCTGAATGTCACGCAGGAACGGCTCAACCATTGCTACGAATGATGCACGAGTGAATTCATCGTTGAATTCGAACAATGAGTACTTGGCAGCTACTGCAATTGCCTTTTCAAGGACAATGAACAGACGACGAACGTTGATGCGGTCGAAGGCAGAAGGCTTGGATTGAAGTGTCTTATCACCATACAAGACCACGCCCTGACCCGGAAGTGCAACAACAGGGTTGACACCGATTGGATACAGAGTATCGCGATCCGTCTTGTTTGGGTTCCATGCAAGCTTGATTGCATTCTTGACGTTACCACGGTTCAGACCAGCAGGAGACCACCATGGGTCACGCTGTGCGTCTGTACGAACGCAGAGACCAGCAACATCAGGGTTCATTGGTACCCAACGATAGATGTTGTTGTACTTGTCGAACTGGTACTTCCAGTTGCAATCCATTACTGCATATGAAGAAGATGGAAGGTTGTTTCGAGTTGTGGTAATGTTCGTGACTTCGAATCCAGCCTGTGTAACAACGTCAGTCTGTAGCGGAGACAAGAACAATACGCAGTCTCTACGAACTTCAACGAAGTTGGAAACCAGCCACGTTGCAAGTGTTGGAGAAGCGTTGCCTGAAATGACAAGTGAGATATCATCTTCTGGGTTGATGAACCTACCCCATGAAAGCTGTAGATCACCATCGGCAGGATAACCGTCAACACCACCACCAAGCGGTGAATAGTTGTTATTGTTGATGTTTGTGAATGTTGTGTTGGCTGCGTTTTGGCCCCAATTGGTTCCACCAGTAAGGTTGTTCATCCACCATACATAATTTGACTTGTCACGAATGACAGATGCCACGTAGTTGGATGAACCATCGCCGTTTACAGCATCGACTGCCTTGGACAGATATGGGAAGACTTCCAGAACAACGTTGTTTGCCGTTCCACCCTGTGGTGGGAACAGACCTTGTGAGTCAACAACGACAACATGCATTTCATCGTTTGCGCCTGCCTTGGACAGTGCATATGATGATGTACCGGGAGGACCGTTGAAGTATGAAGCCCACTGCCACTTCTTGGCGACAGATGAGAATGTGAATGGACCAACGGCAGTTACCGTGTTACCGGAAGTACCCGTTGGAATAATGTCTGCGATTCTGACATATGAAGAACCGTTCATGGAAACCAAGTCACCAGCAACAAGACCGTTGGCGGCTACGTTGTTCGTGAAGTTGATTGTTGTGTTACCGGCATATGTGTTGGCGAATGTACCAACACCGGCAGCGAATGCCAATGTCAGGTTCTGTGAGAATGCGTTGGATGATGGGCACGTAGCAACATACAATGAGTTTCCGATCACGCCGGGATACTTGGCAAGCCATGGACCGTGCAGACCACCGTCTTGTCCTGCTGCATAGTTCACTTCATAAATGTCGCGGTTCTTTACCAGCAAGCCGTTTCCGTTTGCAGAGGCATTGAATGCAGTGTTGGCGACAGAACGAACGATGCGAAGGTTGTTACCATAGGCAAGGAAGTTGGCGCAAGCGAAGAATGCAAGATAAGAGTTGGCGTCCGGACCCACAAAACGTGAAACCACATCCAGTTCTGATGCGACTAGTGTTCGCTGATCTACTGGACCCCAACGAAATCCACCCGTAAAGGCTCCATTGGTTGTAGAAACTGCGGGGATGATGGTTGTTAGATCGACTTCACTGACAACCACGCCTGCGCTGAGTTGAAATGACATGAATTGTTCTCCTTACGAAAGGGGCCTATGTTCTTGAGATATTTATAGTTTAGAAGATTTTGCCAAACTAATGCGCTGTCTGGTTTCTTGGGTATGGTGTTTTCCTAAAAAGGACGTTGGTCCAGACGCTTGGCCACCCTTTACGGCATTTTTTAATATCTGAGAATACTTCTCCGGGGCCATAATCTCTTTAAGTCTTTTACCCTTCCAAGGATGGTTTGATCTTCCCAACTTGGCCAGACGTAGTTTTTCTATCGTTTCAGGAGAGTGTTTTTTACCTGTCCTAGATGCTCGCATTTTTTCTTTAGTTTCTTGGCTTCTGGGCCTGCTTACAATTGCATGAACTATCTCTTCTTTTCCTATGAGTCCAAGCAATCCTTGCCATGCCAATTTGTCTTCTAAAAGACCGTGTTGTTCATATAAAATTCGGTGAGCCTCGGCATGTTCAGCAACAGTAAGTGCAACGATATTATTTGCATCATCTGTACCACCCATGTGTCGAGGAATAATATGATGTTCGTGTATCATCTTAGCTTGGGTCAAAATCGATAATCTTGAGGAAATAGCTGATGCCAAAAACCACGACCGTGCCAACCAGAAACAGGAATCCGATGGCTGCCAGTGTATAGAGTGCTAGGTAAAACAGGCTCATATCTTCATGATCTTTCCTTGCCAGTCATAATTTGTCATGTTATCGAACGGGTTGCGTATGTCTCTCACTTCTTGCCATGCTCTTTCTTCTGCGGAAGCCTCAAAGTCGTCCACGCCATTGTCGATTACTAGAGTAGGCGCTAGGTCGTCTTCGGTCAAATGAAGCTGTTCAAGCTGCAATGCCTTTCGAACGTCATTGGACAGGCCTTCGCGGAAGTATCTTTGTGCTACAAACCAGCCAAAGAATACGAACGGAGAAACTAGGTCATCATGGCAACCCACGTCTGCGGCAAATGAATCCTTGGTCATGACAAATGTGAATAGCTGGTCGATGGTGTCTTCGTCTACAATGATAAGTTTACCGGATTCAACCAGAGTTTTCAGGTTTGCACAGCCTATACGCTTGGTGGCAGTCGTAGACTTGAGACCCATCTGGACACGCTTCACAAAGCCTCCGGACATTTTCTGGCCTTGCTTCTGCTTGACTTCCACCTTCACAAGATTCTCATATTCCAATTCATAATGCAGAATGTCGGCAACTTGCTGGCCAATGTCGTTGATTTCTACAAGCACCCATGCCTGATTGTAGTATGTGGCAATGTTGAAGATAACAGAAGGATACATGAGAGGCTTGATTTCATCTGACTTGTAGCGAGCCACCTGTCGATATGGCAATTCGCTTACGTCAATGACAGAGAATGCAGACGAATCCATGTTCTGTCCGTGGGCACAATCCACCATCAATGCATACACATGACCCGGCTTGGACTCTTCATAGATGTACAGGCCTTCCTTTTTCTTGTTGCCTTCTTCGATTCGGATAGGCGTTTCCCATACCATGGTTCTAAGTTTGTGACCGGCAATGAGAGTGTTGCTGGAACCAAGGAACTCGGTTTCAAACTCCTGCTTGAATTGTTCTTCACTGGTGTTTTCGATTGTTTCCTGCTTCCATTTCTCATCACGTCCGGGAACCTCTGACCAGTGAACTTCCACAGGAATGTAGTTGTTTCTCTTGGGCTTGTCGGTTGCGGCCTTCCACATCTTATAGAACATGTTGAGGCCCTTGGGAGTGGAAACAATGATGACTTGCGTCGTCTTACCGGATGAAATTGTAGGATATGTAGAGGTAAAGAATTCTTCTGCCATGTTTGGCGGAACGTGGGCAAACTCGTCCATGACGATGATGTTCATGGTCTGACCACGAATGGCGTCACCAGACGTTGATCCAGCGATGATCTTGGAACCATTCTCCAAGCGAATGTCACCACGATTCCAGATTTCTACGCCTTGCTGCATCCACATTGGAAGATTTTCATAGGCCAACTGTAGACGGCCCAGAAGTTCACGAGCCTGTAGACCCTTGTTGGCCAGCAATGCCACGTTAATGTCGTTTCGGAAAAGAATCTGGTGCAGGATGTATGCGATAAAGCACGTAGACTTGCCGGTCTGACGCGGCATCTTGGTGATCACGAATCGGTTGTTTACGAATGTCTTGAGAAGTTCTTCCTGAAATGGCCACACGTCAAAGAGCATGAGACCCTTATCCACGTTCACGATCTTGATATAGTTACGTGCGAAATAGATCAGATCGTTGCTGCACTTCTGGATTTCATCGATCTGAAACTGAGTGTAGGGCATCTGTATGTTTGCTTTACGCAAACGCGGATTGGAATTGTATCCGTAGTTAGTTTTGGCTACCATCAATTTTCTTCTTGTCAATTATTTCTGAGAGAGTTCCTACAAACACGGCCTTGTCTACCGTAATACCGGGAGGCTCATATATCTTCTTGTCTGGTGCACCTACAAGCTGACGCTTGACTGTCTGGTTGATCATGAGTTCCTTCGCCGTATCCTTGATCGTATTCATGATCGTGGCCATGACTTCAAATGCACGAGGATGTTCGGTTTCTACTGCCAGAACGTTCAGGTCTTCCATGGCCTTTTCGCCAGTGGTGATAAGCTTGCGGAATGTCTTGCGAGCCAGAATGTAGTCTTCGTTCG